GTCTAGTCAACTTGGTGCTTCTATGGTCGGTGGAGACAGCTATGAATCTATTCCTGGGATTAACGCCCCGGGTACGAGACGTAGTGAGCTTCACACACAAGCTAGTGTAACGGAGGTACACGAGCGCCGGGCCAGCGTGACAACTACTCCAAAACCCAAGCATGCTAAAGGCGTTGCACGTAAGGTTACGTGTAGCCGACAGGCATCAAATGCTTCGGGAAATCCTAAAACTTCCAGATCGAACAGCGGCAGCACAAATACCCGCTCTTCAATAAGTTCTGGATCATTTTCTGAACCTAAGCCTGATCACAATGTGCGTAGGCAAAAACAAGCAGCAACTAAGAAGTTTGGGGCTGCGACTATAGCAGAAGCTGTAGCAAATTACAAACTCACTAGGACTTATGAATCTTTGTGCTCCACTAAGTTCGACAACCAGTTGGCGGTTGACAAAGCCAACAGATGGATCAAGGCCAACTTGGTCCATATAGACCCGGCAAAACAACAGATATGCCAGGTCTGTGGGGAGGTGGGATTTTATTTCTGCAATTGCAGATTAGATGCGGCCAAAGATAGCGTTTCTAAACACGCCGACATGGATGCCAAATTCAGTCAGAGCCGCATGTTTGGTTTAATAAAAACCAAAATTGACCTAGATGTTAACAACAATCACCAGATAGGTCCCATGCTCCCTTTGAATAACTATTGGGTAGCGCCCAGTGAAGCCGTAATCCCTGACGACTTCATTGATGAATGTATGTACAACTACATTTTGACTCGACAACATGCGGAGTACCCAAGCCGCAAAGTCAAACTTGAACACTCGATGGCTTTGGCCAGGAAATATCAACAGGAGTGTAAAGTTAAGGCTCATGAGTTGAGCAACAGGGACAGTAAGATAATGCTCTTAACAGCTAGTAGAGCCACGGACCAAGTAGAAGGGTCATTTTTGTTATCTTACACCAATCCAAACACACAGCGGGGTTTTTGTATCGTCCTGTTGACGCTGTTATTCGTTTGGCTGACTCCATGTTTCATGCGTACCACAAACTATATCCGTCGCCTATTCCGACGAATCTGGAAATCCATAGTACGACTTGTGCACACCCTTGCGATCTTGAACCGATCGCGAAATGGAAGTGTGCAAAACTTATAGACAAAGGGGTCACGGACCATAAAGCTATCTCCTGCAAGAAGGGTGTTTTTGTAGAAGCGTTTAAATTGCCATTTAATAGGGTAGGTCCCCCTACGGTTTTTACCAGCTGTTCTGGCAATGAAATAGCAGGGTTTAGGAATAGGTATCTTAAACCTACGGAACCATTGAGATTAAAGAAAGACGTATTAAATACTGCTATCAACGACTTTCTTGAAATTATTACACCCCATTTCGATAGCAAAATAGCGTATGAAGATTTTCTCAACGCTAAGCACGGGCAACTTGGACAAAGGTACCTCCGCGCAACTAAACAGTTGCTGGAGAAAGGCTTTGATGTAAGACGCGATTCTAAAGTTACCCCTTTTGTCAAGAAAGAGAAGATATTCGACGACACTAAGCCACCAAGGCTAGTGTATGCACGAGATCCTATTTTCAACATCCTGTACGCATTGTACACTGTTCCACTAGAACATGCTTTAGTCAAGCTCCCACAAGTCGCTAAAGGCTGCAATTTCCTAGAGAGAGGTGAAAAGTTCTCTAGGCTATTGGGCTCTTGGTTGTGTGAAAACGACTACTCCAAGTTCGAATCTACTCAGAGGGTTCAGTTGTACGATATGATACAGAATAGGATTTTTCGCCATTTTTATGGTAATGACGCACATCTATTCAAATTGCTTGAGGCAAAGCTACACAAGAGAGGTACCACCCTCCGTGGAGTTATGTTCGAGTTCTTTGGAATGATGGGCTCAGGAGAGATGGACACTGGTCTCTTTAACACCATATTTAATTGGATTGCATGTCGTTACTTCGAAATAGTTAATGGTTTAGGCAAAGGCGAGTTTTTGGTTGATGGTGATGACGGAGTCATTAAAGTTCCAGTGGGCTGTGTTCCCATAAATTGCTTTAGTGACTTTGGCTTCACTGCCAAACTGATTGTTCGACCTGATTACCATGACGTTGAGTTTTGTTCATCTAAATTCATGCAGGTATCACCTGGAGTTTACTACCAAGTCCAGGACCTTACCAAACTATTGGCCTCAATACCGTATATGATTAATGAAGAGTTTATACCTCACCTAGATACCTACTACTCATCTCTAGGATTTATGTACGACGTAATTTATCACGATATACCAGTCTATAGTGATATGGCCAAATTCTTGCAAACGTGCAATATTAACAACCGCCGTGTGTGTACCACCATGACCCAGAAAGCTACGTATGGTGCTTCTGAGGCTTTTTCACACGGTAAGCAAGGTTTTGTAGTAGACAAAGATCTATGTCTAATTGAATTGTCCTTGCTTTTCAATCTTGGGTTATCAGAGATTGATTACATGCGATCGTGGTTTAATACTCACTCTCTCTTATTTCCATCTCAAAATTCCCTGCCATATAAACTCAGGCAGAGGAAGATGCTATCACACAAAAATTTTAGGTTCGAAGATCTTGAATCCGTTGATTTTGTGGGCAATATAGGTAAGAGACCGGCTGGATACCGCGATAATTCTAGTTGTTAATAACAATCAACCTACCTGTGTGGTGCCTTAATCCACACAGTATAACATCAATGTCTTTACCAGATTGGTATCAACAGGACGG